ATAAACTACTTCTTTGAAGGTGGAACATCATTTGAATTTAGTAGTGCTCCTCTACCAGAAGATGATATTGATATCTACTTCTACCGTGGTAAGAGAGGTGTTGATAGTGCGACTGTGACTGATGTAAATGAAACAGTTCGCCCTGGTGATCAGTTACAAATTAAAAAGAATGATGTTTTTGATGGAAGTAAGACGCAAGATATTCGTCTTGTAACTGAAATTGCTTCATCAGATACTGCTAGAACTAATGTCTATGTTGGCAATAACGATATAGACGATACCAATCCAAGACAGGTTGCTTGGGATAAGCAGAAAAGAGATTTGTTCATCTATGGTCAGCCAATATTTAAGACTAGAGATAGTATTGAATCCATTATCAGACCTGACCCAGCAATTATTGCGCCACTATCAAAAACAAGTTCTACTTTCTACATTGAAAGTCCACAACTATTCAGATATGAAGAAGATGCTTTTGATAGTGTGACAAATCTTGAAAATATTGCTGGTAGAATATATTCTCAACCAAATATATTTACTTCTTCAGGAACGGAGTTTGTTCCAGCTGAACCAGTTGCTGTAGTAAATTCTTCAGGTACTGTTACTGGAATTAACTTTATCAATGGCAATAATGGTAGGGGATACCCAGGTAATACAAAGATAACTATTGCTTCACCAAATGGTCCTGGAGTCCGCGCAAGAGTAGGAACAATTTCAATTCAACCAATCACAGGTGAGATTGCGTTTGTCCAAGTTCCATTCACAAACTCTGGTTATGATCCAGCCAACCCACCAACAGTCCTAATTGAACAACCTTCTATCATCTACGAAGATCAAGTTAAAATTAATGGAGATTTCGTTAGAGGGTATTCCTCAATAATTACTGAGATACAAGGTAGTAATGGTTCTATTAGATTCTTCTTTAGGAAGCTTGATCAATTTGAACTAATCACTTCACTATTTGTTGGAGACTATATTGTCGTAAGCGAATCGGTGATTGGAAATGGAGTAGAGGCTATCGGTCAAAACATCCTTGATGTTGTTGGGGTAGGAACACAGTTCCTAGATTGTGTCTACAAAGTCGCAAGCGTTACTTACATAAACTCTCTTGAGGGATTTGTTGATGTAAATGTTAGGACGAATCAGACAGGGGTGAGTGGTATTGGTGTTAATCTTGGTTATATGTCATTTGGGGCAATTGGTTCAGTCGTTCGCGACTTTGATAATTCAATCCCCTTTGACATTCCAAATCCAACATATACAACTGATATGACTAACTTCCCAACTCTATCTAGGACGAAGGGTGGATTAAGAGACAGGGGCGGTCTTGCCAAGCGAGTATAAATAAGGAAAAGGTATTATTGCCCCTTTAAATTTATACCATGGCTGCTTTAATTACTGATCAGTTTAGGCTATTTAACGCCGACAACTTTATCAAATCTGTCACAAATCCAGATAATGCATACTATATTTTTGTTGGTCTACCGAATCCAGTAGGACAAGAATATGGACGTTCATTAGATTGGAATACTGATCCACTATCACCCATTGATAACTTCTCATATATTCGTGGGTGTTATGATTGGATGATGTATGGGAGAAGGATTACTCCAGGGAATATTCGTAGAGTAATTCGCCGCGTTGAGTGGACTAAAGGAACTCGATATGAACAATATAGAGATGACTATAGTGTCTACAATGTTTCTCCAAATACGGGCTCTACTAGATTATATGACGCAAATTACTATGTTATTAATAGTGATTTCCGTGTATACATCTGCTTGAGTAATGGCTCTAGTGGTGATAATGTTAAAGGTAATGGTTCTGAAGATGAGCCAACTTTCGTTGACTCTGAACCATCCGCAGCTGGTTCTAGTGGTGATGGATACATTTGGAAGTATCTATTCACAGTTTCTCCCGCAGACGTTGTTAAGTTTGATAGCACCGAGTACATTACAGTCCCTAGCGATTGGCTAACATCAGACTCCCCACAAATTGTTGCTATTAGAGAAAGTGGTGATTCCGTAGTTAATGATGCGCAGCTAAAGGAAATATATATTGATAAGAGGGGCGCAGGTTATTCTGGTGGTGTTGGGCAAGAGCTTAACATTATCGGTGATGGCACCGGTGCTAGAGCAGTTGTTGACGTTAACTCAGGTCAAATTAGTAAAGCCATTGTATCTAAAGGGGGCAAAGGATACACTTGGGGTCTAGTTGATCTTGGTACAATTAATACAAGTGCTTCTGAAGCTGCTAAATTAGATGTTATTATTCCCCCATCAATTGGTCACGGATTTGATATCTACGAAGAGTTGGGTACCGATAGAGTATTGGTATATGCTCGTTTCGATGACTCTAACGAAGACTTTCCTATCGATACTCAATTCGCTCAAATTGGTATCATTAGAAATCCAACAATTGCTGAATCAGTGACTGTATTTACTGATAATACATTCACTTCAGCAGATTCTCTAAAACTAGAACCTGGTAGCGTTAGTGGACCTATTGAGGTTGGTGACATTATTGAGCAGCAGACCGATGCTGGTATAGCTAGAGGATATGCTATTTCATTCAACGAAGAAACGTTAGTATTGAAGTACATTCAAGATAGATCTCTATATTACAACCCAGTTACGTATGACAATACTGACTATGTTGGTATTTCTACTAATGGAAACAAATTTCCTTTCGTCTCAAATACAAACGCAATTACGGCACCTGGTTTCCAGGCATCTATTGATACAACATTTACTGGTTCTACCACTACTGTTGGAAATAGAACAGTTGAGCTTGGCGTTGAGTTCACAGATGGCGTTGCTAGATCGGAGATAAATAAACCTAGCGGAGAGATTTTATTTCTCGACAACCGTCCTTTGGTGCCACGCAACCCACGCCAAAAAGAAGACGTTAAGATCATCTTGGAATTCTAAACAATGTCTCAGATCAATCTAGATACCAGCCCATACTTTGACGATTTTGATGCTGATAAGGACTATTATAAAGTCTTATTTAAGCCAGGATTTCCTGTACAGGCACGTGAGCTAACAACTCTACAGTCAATCCTACAAAACCAAATTAGTACGTTTGGGGAGCATTTCTTTAAAGAAGGCTCTATGGTAATTCCTGGAGGAATTTCATATAACCCACAATATACTGCTGTTATTCTAAACCCACAGCAGGGTGGTATTGATGTAACTCTGTACCTAGACCAACTAGTAGGTAAAACAATTGTTGGTGATGTTACTGGCGTCCGCGCAAGAGTTATTGATTATTTGATTCCACCCAGAGATGGTGTTAATAATCCAACTATCTTTGTAACATATACTGATAGTGGTAATGATGATAGGACTATTTTCTTTACTAGTAATGAGTCTCTTGTATTAGAAGAGCCTGTTGTTTACGGAAATACTACTATTACCACCAATAGTACATTTGCTACTACAATTTCAACTAATCCAACAGCTGTTGGTAGTGCTGCTGAAATTGCTGATGGTGTTTATTTTGTGCGTGGAACATTTGTACAAGTAACTAGTAATTCTATTGTTCTTGATCCATATTCAGTATATCCATCATATAGAGTTGGTCTTCAAATTACCGAGCAAATTGTTACTGCTGGTCAAGATCCCACATTATATGACAATGCGAAGGGATTTAATAACTTCTCTGCTCCAGGTGCTGATAGACTAAAGATTGAACTCACACTAACAAAGAAACCTCTAAATGATTTTAATGATACTAATTTCGTAGAGCTATTGCGCCTAGACAGAGGTGAGGTTAAGAAGCTTGAAGTTAGTGCTACTTATAATGTACTAAAAGATTATATTGCCGAAAGAACTTATGAAGAATCTGGTGATTACATTGTAGAAGGTATCAGAACATCTGTAGATGAGTCTTTAAATAATAATATTGGTAATAACGGTATATACCTAGCAACTCAAACTACGGAAGAAGGTGGTACTCCTTCACCAGGTTTGGCAATTTTGAAGGTGTCTCCTGGTAAGGCATATGTTCGTGGTTTTGATATTAAGAAGCCAGGAACTACTAATTTAGATGCTCCTAAGCCCAGAACAACAGAAACTCAATCAAGTACTGCTGTACCATTTGAAATTGGTAGTAAGTATTTTGTTAATAATGTTATCAGTACTCCAGTTGTTGGATTGGATATTGCTGACAATATTGTTCAAATGTATGACGGTCGCCTAGACGCCGCAAAAAACCCCACAGGAAGCCTAATTGGTGAGGCTAGGATTTATAGCTATTCACTAGAAGACGCTGCTTTCACGGGACCACAGACCCCTTGGAACGTGTATCTATATGACCTACAAGTCTTTACTCGTATCACCGTCAATGTTCCTATTGGCAGCAAAATTATTCCAGGATTTAGACTACAAGGTTTAAGTTCAAATGCTTCTGGTTATGTTAGAAGCATAGTTGGTCAGGATATTTTCTTGACAGATACTAGTGGAGAATTTATTCGTGGAGAACAATTCTCTGTAAATGGATCTACTGAAGACAGATTCTCAACAACTGACACAATTATTTACAAACAAAACCAAGTAAAATCACTATTTCAAGATACTACATCTCTAAATCCCAATATTGCCACAGATTTTAGAGCTGACACCAGACTATATTCAAGAGTTCCCACTAATTTTACGGCTTCAGATAGCTTTACTGTTACTTCAGGTGGATTAATTACTTGTCCTGGTAGATTATTTGACGGATTTAATATCGGTGATATTGTTGTATGGCAAGATACCGTAAATTCTACATTAGTTTATAATAGAGTATTAGCTCTTGGTCTCAACGATCTAAATATGACCGTTGGTCCAGTAGCTTCTGTAACTAATGTTGCTAGTGGAGCCCTACCAACTGGAACCAGAACTAGTGTAAACTTGAGAGCAACAGAGTCTAAACTTCTCAATACCGAGAATTCTGCTTTGTATCTTGAAATGGAGAAAGAGAATATCTCCAAGGTAAA